GTTTAGAATCCATGAAGTGGAAGGCAGGAAAGCAAAAAACGAGATCCAAATAGGTGATGCGTTGACTCAGGAGGATGTGTGAATCAAATTTACCTTTGCCAACGAAAAATTGATCAGAAAAATCCAGGCGCTGGTTCTTCGCTTGAAAAATGCGAACGATGTCTTTGTGAAATTTGGATTGCTAAGAGTACAGTTTTAAAAAGGTCAAAAATTCCTGGCCTCACTCTTTGTTTACAATGTCTTTCAAAAATCTCATCTCCTCCTTACAAGATTGCCAATATGACGCATGATCAGGAAAATGAACTAAAAAGTTGGGGGAGGTCTAAAAAAGATATTAATAGGGGAAAAAGGATGCTCAAAAAACTTCAAGATGAGTGCAAATGAACCTCACCTTTATCGCAAACGCCTGCTGCATCTATGAATCAAATGGATTTAAAATCTTGTGTGATCCTTGGCTTATTGATGGTGCATTCTACGGGTCTTGGTATCACTACCCTCCTCTTAAAACAAAACCTCAAGACGTGGCTGATTACGATCTATTGTACATTAGTCATCTTCATCCTGATCATTTTGATCCAAAAACCTTAAAAGATTTCGATAAAAATAAGCCTGTTATCATTCTGGATGACGAAGGGCCAAATTATTTAGAAAAGCTTCTGCGTTTTGAAAGTTTTAAGAATATTGTAAAACTAAAAGACAATGAATCACGCTTTTTTGGTCCTTTTACCTTAACGATGTATAAGCCTTTTGTTAAGCATCCGTTTTTTGATTGTGCTATTGGCAATACAATTGATAGCGCTTTAGTGGTCATGGATGATAAGCACACCGTTTTAAATACAAATGATAATACACCAGATCTTAAAAGCGCTGAAAGACTCAAAGGGATTTACAAACACTTCGATGTAGCGCAACTCAATTACAATGCGGCGGGGCCGTATCCTTCTTGTTTTAATAACTTAACCAATGAGGAAAAATATTTAGAACACCACAGGCTCATTCAACGAAACTTAGATCATATGATTAGCCTTTGTGAGATCTTAGCTCCTAAGATCCTGATGCCCTTTGCTGGCCAATATGTGTTGGGTGGGAAAAATTGGGAAAAAAATGAATATCTTGGTACGACTGATTCAGAAGAAGCTGGACGCTATTATTATCTTCAGACTGGTCACCGATACTGGGCTCCGACTGAAGGAGAACGCCTAAATTTAAGTACGTTAGAAAGCTCAAATCGTGAGCTTTTACTGAGGGATTCTAAGCATTATTTACAAAATATTTTAGCTACCAAAAAATACGACTACGAATCGGAACCCATTCCTGCACAGCCCGAACTTGATTGTTTGATGCAAGAGGCTATGAGAAATGTTTTAAAAGCTCAAGAGCGATTCGGATGCCTTGTGAATTGTAAAGTTGTTATTAATAATCGTTGGATCATTGATTTTGCGGGTTTAGCTGGTAACAAAGACCAGGTTCTTTTAAATGCCAACCTCGATCCTGCCCTTTTATTTCAAATCCTAACTCGCAAAGCCCATTGGAATAATGCTGAGATCGGATGCCACATTGAATTTGACAGGCGACCAAATATTTATCAGCCGGATGTGCATTTTTTGTTATGTTATTTACATGTTTGATTGGGACGTTGGCAAACTGGTAAAGCCGCCCTACGGTCGCTAGGGAGATTCCTGCGTGGTTCGAATCCCGCCGTCCCAGCCATATGTTATTATTTTCCACTTTTTGCGATATATCTAAAAGACATGTCAGCTGAAACAACACAAGAAGTCTTTGAAGCGCACTCTCAAAAACAATATGACTTAATTACATCTAAAGAATCCTTGACTCTTGCGATCACTGGCACTCAATGGGGAAAATCTAGGAGCGGCGCACTTTGGATCGGTAAACAAATTAGCGATTGCACTGAGTCAAATGTCAATTTTCTTCTTTGCTCTCCAAGCTATAAGATCATGAATCAAAGTATGGCTCCCTATTTCCTGGATCTTTTGCGGGGCCGAGGGACCTATAATAAAACGGAATCTGTTTTTGAAATGCCAGATAAGCGGCGCGTTTATTTACGCACTGAAACCGATCCTGACTCAATTGTGGGTATTCCAAATGTTATGGCAGGCTGGCTTGATGAGCTGGGTAAGATGCGTCTTTATTTTTGGGAGAATTATAAAGCAAGAATCCTAGCTAAAGGTGGAAGAACGCTTGGGACTACTTCGCCTTACTCTTTAAATTGGCTTTGGAAGGACTATATTAAGCCCTACAAAAAGGGTTTAAAGCGCGATTTTAAATTGATTGAGGCCTCAAGCTGGGAGTCGCCTTATCATGAGCTCTATGACGAATCTAAACGCATTAAAGCTAAAGCTGAAATGGACGCAAGACGCTTTCAAATGTTATTTGGCGGTGAATTTGGCCAGATGGCGGGACTTGTCTATGACTGCTTTGAGGAAACTACAAACGTCTGTGCTCCGTTACGCCTTCCAAATGGTACAGTTTTCTATGCGGGAATCGACTGGGGACACACTGAGCCGTTTGTCATTGTGGTTCGCGCAATTACTCCTGACCATAAGCATTATCAGATATCGGAATTTTACAAAACCGGAATGACAGTGCCTGAGCAGATGCAAATAGCTAAGCAAAAGATGGCGCTCTTTAACATCCGGCAATTTTATTGCGGCCACGAGAGGCCTGAAAATATTTTATACTTTAATCAAAATGGAATTCCAGCAGTGGGAGTGCCCGAAAAAGATATTCAAGTAGGCACTGACTTACACTATGAGCTCATTAAAACAAGGCGCTATCAAGTTTTCTCAGGCACTAGCCCTCAGACCCTTGATGAATACGAGACGTATCATTACCCTGAGCCGGAAGACTTACACCCTGATCAAGATAGTGAAGATCAGTTGCCTGTTGGTCAAAATGATCATTGCATGAGTGCCAATAGATTTGTTACACTCAAAACACATCGGTCAGGCCATCGACTTAAGCCATTTGTGCCAGAAGAAACTTCTTTCTCAAGTAAAAGGGCCGAAACTCAAGAGCAAAGACTTAGACGCTTAATGCGCCCTGTATCTATTAGGGCTGAACAAGACTAAACAGTTTCGGTACCGCATGTATAACGACAATGACGGCGATGAAGAAATGAAGCAGGGGAAACTTCCGGGCTCACCTCATGGTGCACCAGGAAAAAGCTCCTCAGGAGCAAAAGCGCAAGGCGTATCTCCTAAACAAGATCTCAATTCCGGTTTCGGAAACTATCACGGCAATTTAATGAATTCAGGCAAAGATGATTCTGCTCAGCAAAAAGCATCAAGACTAGCTGCAATCAAACGCCGAATGGCAAAAGCTTACTAAAAGGGGGAAATCTTTATGGGTAAATCACAATACGAAACATTTGATAGCGGAGATGGGCCAGTAGTTCCAGAGAGCGCAAAAGGCGATATGGCTCATAACGATGCAGATCCAAGTGACCAAGGTGTTGAGGATCTTGCTGTTCCTGAACTTCCACAGAAGAAATAAAGGTTAAACAAGGATTGTCGATGCGACAAACAGAGCGTGGGCTACAAACGGCGCCCTATGCATGTAGCATCTGTCCCGGCATTTTTGCGCCTAATGAGGAAATAACGCATCTGAAACGAATATTCGTCGCGCGGAGAGGCCACAGCCGGGAAATAACTGGTCTCCAGGGGCGCCATTTATGATCTATCAATATCATTGCCAAAAATGCGAAAACCGATTTGATGTGGTGAAATCCGCAAAAGAAATGGATTCACCTGAAAATTGTCTTCGTTGCCTAACTCCTGCCACACGCGAGTTTATACCGACTCGCGTGTGGTTTAATGGCACGAAAGTAGAGCACGCCGAATACAACCCAGGGCTTGGTTGCATCGTTCGAAATAGCTCTCACCGAAAAGAGCTTTGTAAAATAAAAGGCGTTGAAGAAATCGGGAACGAAAAGCCTGAATCCCTTCACAAATACTTTGATCAAAAACGAGAAGAAAAAAGAGAGCAGGCCTGGGCTGAAGTAGATAAAGGCTGGGTAGGCTGCGGAGATGTGGGTGTATGACTAATAACTTGGGCGGAGTGACGCAAAATTGTGTAATTCCTTATACGGGTTGGCCGAATTGTATCAATTATATTCAAAATTCTGACCCTTCGTTTCCTTATCAAATTCGCCTAGTCGCAAACGGTTACATTTTAAAAATTAATTACAACGAATATGTTTTCGAATGCATTGATAGTTTGACCAAATTTCTGAAAGAAAAATTGAAGGTTCAAAAATGAGTGCATTTAAAAGAATGCAAGGCGCTTTAGAAAATAAAGGTTACTCAGCTGATTCAGCAGCAAGAATCACTGCAGCTATAGGCGATAAGAAATACGGCAAGAAAGTTATGGGAGAGGCAAGCCACGCAGGCATTAGTGCTGAGGCAATGAAACGAAGATTAGCTAAAAAGCGGATGAGTGAATGAGCGAAATCACAGTCCCCTACCTTCAAGAGCATCAGAGCGCCGAAAATCCGAACGGCGGACTACCGGGCTATAATCCTTCAGAAGATGAAAAGAAGATTCTACGTTTAGTTGATAATCTATATTCCAAAGCTAAAAAATATCGAAAGCGCTACGATGCCCGCTGGATTGATTGGTACAAAATGTACCGCGGGCGCCAGTGGAAGGAAGTCAGGCCCTCTTATAGGTCAAGTGAAGTTTTAAATCTTATTTTTGATACTATTGAATCTCAAGTGCCAATTTTGACAGACTCTCGACCCAAAGTGGAGTTTATGTCGACTCTTCCACAGCAGACAGAGTTGGCCGATATTTTAAATAAGGTTCTTGAAAACGACTGGGAACATAATAATTGGGATTTGACTCTTGTAGAGGTTTTAAAGGATGGAAAAATTTATTGCTCAGGTTTAGCTTACGTAGGCTTTAACTCAAAAGCTAATATGGGACTAGGCTCAATTGAGTTTGAATCTTCAGATTCCTTTTATGAGTTTCCTGATCCTAATGCAAGAGATGTAAACGGCAAGCGTACTAAGTATTGGATTGAGGCTATTCCTACTGACATTGTAGAGCTTAAAAAAGAGTATCCTGATAAAGCGCAATTTATTGCTGCTGACATTATTGATTTTTCGCAAGCTGATAAAGCTGACATCTATCAAGTGATGTTTAAGAGTCCCACCGATAGCAAACTCATTATCGAAGGGCCTTCTGGTTATGACACGATTGCCAAAAATCAGGCATTAAAGATTACTCTTTATTCCAAAGACGATGATTTTGAGGAAGAAGAGAAAATTGAGCTAAACGATGATGGCACGCCTAAACTTGACGAAAATAATGAGCCAAAAAAGAAGTTTATTCAAAAGCTTAAATATCCAAATGGCCGAAAGATCGTTGTAGCAGGCGGTGTTTTACTTGACGACGGTGAATTTGATTTTGAGGATGGGCTTTTTCCATACGCAAAATATACAAATTATATTTTACCGCGTGAGTTTTGGGGAATGGGTGAAGTTGAACAGCTAGACAATCCTCAAAAGAGTATAAATAAAATTTTAGCCCACATTTTAGACACAATGGCTTTAATGAGTAATCCTATTTGGAAAGTGGGATCGCCAGCCAATATTGACACGGATAATCTATTTAATAAGCCAGGGTTAGTCGTGGAAGCGGACGATGTTACTCAAATCGTGCGGGAGCCGGGGGTTGACCTTCCTCCGTTTGTCATGGCTCTTTTAGACCGTTATAAACAATTCTTTGGTAGCATCTCAGGGAGCACTGATTTATCAAAAGGAGTAGAGCCCACAGATGTAACAGCCAACTCAGCTATTCAAAGCTTACAGCAAGCAGCACAAACGAGACTACGCCTTCAGGCTAGAAATCTAGAAGCTTTCTTAGTGGAGTTTGGAAAGCTTTATTTAAGTCGAGTTTTTCAATTTTACTCAGTGCCGCGTTTAATTCGAGTATCCGGAAATCCTAATGCTGAAAAATATTTTTATTTCCACGTCGAAAAACTTGAATCTCAGGATGAAAATGGCAATCCAATTACAAAGCGAATAGCTCATATTAATGAAAACGGTCAGGCTAAACAAATCGAGATCATTGCCGACTTTGATGTCAGAGTTTCGATGACTTCTGGGCTTCCCTTTGTAAAAGACGCTAATGAAGAAAAAAGCTTCAAACTTTTTGAACTTGGCGTCATAGATGACGAGGAACTCTTAAAAAATTTAGATTATCCAAATTACGAAATGGTTTTGCAGCGAGTAAACCAGAAGAAACAAGCCATGCAGCAGATGCAGATGCAAATGCAGCAACATGGTTTGATGTTACAAACGGCTGGCAAACAAGCTGTGAAGGCTACACCTCAGGCTGCTTTTATTCCTCCTCCATTAGGGGGTGGAAATCAGCCACAAGGTGCGGCATAATAGTTTTTGTTCATGGTACCTTTCGGTGCTGGGAGATCTCACTCTCCCAGCATTCAAGACTGACTTATAAGAAAATCACTAAAATTATTGTTAGCTAAAGGAATGTATCTCCATGCGAGTTGCACCTGGCGCACAAGCTGCGTCCGCTCCCGGTCCTAAAGCGGCTCCTCAAGGCCAGCCCTCACCACAAGTTTCTCCAGCGCAAGCTATTCAAATGATTGAGCACGGATTTTTGGCTTTAGGCAAAGCTCTCCAAGCAGGAGGAAGCCAACTTCCGCCTGATGACATTAAGCTTTTTCGACAAGCCGCTCAGGCAACTGATGCCATGATTGAATCCCTCACTGGTGGTTCTCAAGATCAAGCTCAGCAAGCACAAAAGCCCTCTCCAGCAGGAGGCCCTATGCCTGAAAATGCAGCTGTCAACTCATCTCAAGGAATCCCACAAGGTTAAAAATGGAAGAAACGCAAGTTACAGAAACACAAGATACGCGCACAAATGAGGAGCTAGACCTCCTTGCTGATCAAACAGATAAAGCAAGAAATACTGAGCGGCCAATGTCTACTCCTAAAGAGGAGAAAGATCAAAAGGCCGCTAAAGATGAGTATGAATTTACGCATAACGGAAAACCCATTAAGGCAACAAGAGACCAAATCATCAAATGGGCTCAGATGGGCTATGACCGGCCTCAATTCATGCAGAAGTTCAACCAGGAAAAGGCTAAATGGGAAGAAGAGCGTGGCCAATGGGAGCAATTAAAGCAAAAATACTCTCCTTACACTCAAATCGATGAATGGGCTGCTAAAAATCCCACTCAATGGCAGCAGCTTCAAGAGATGTGGAAGCGCGGGATGCAAAATCCTGCAGCGCTCACACAGAGCCCGCAAACTCAGCCACAAAATACGCAAGTTTCGTCTGAAATTCAGCCTTATCTCACTAAAATTCAATCTTTAGAGCAGCAGCTCTCACAAATTTTACCTGCAGTTCAGCAATTTCAGGATTGGAAAACCCAGTCCACTCATCAGCAAGAAGATCAAGCGCTTGATCAAGAGATCAAATCCATCAGGGAGCAACACCCTGATCTAGATTGGAATACTCTTGATGAAAATGGAAAATCACTTGAGGTCAGAGTCTTGGAGCATGCGCAAAATAACGGCATTGCCAAGTTTCAAACGGCCTTCCGTGACCTACTCCATGAAGAGCTCTTAAATCGTGCTCAGGCAAAAGCACAGCAATCGGTTGCCAAAGGAATTCAAACCCGAACCAAGCTAGGCATCTTAGGCGAATCGCCCATGCCTCAAAAGGGAAGGGAATTGAACAGAAATAAGAGCATTAGAGAAACCAGTTACGAAGAGCTTGAAAACGAGATCCGAGAGGAACTCAGACGCACTCGCGCTTCGTAAGTAACCAAAGGGGAATCATCATATGGCACTTACCTATGATCAAATCTCAGGGATCACTGAGAGAAAGTTTATTCCCAAGCTCTATGACAATATTTTCAATTCAAACCCTTTATTGCAAAGGCTTAGGAAAAGAAGTTATGAGCTTGTGGACGGGGGTACTTCGATCTTAGTACCGCTCAACTATGCAACACCAACAGCATCTGGATGGTATTTTGGAGCTGACACTTTAAACGTCAACGACAATGACCAGATCACAGCCGCTGAATACTCGTGGAAGGCGCTCTATACGAATATTTCAATTCTTCGTACGGATGAATTGAAAAATGCCGGCGATGAGCAAATGGTGTCTCTCGTTAAATCGAAAGTGAAAATTGCTGAAAAGAATATGGAAGATCAGCTGGGCACTGGGATTTTCTCTAATAACACAAACGCTAAGTCGATTGTGGGTCTTCAGTACTGGATGAGTACTTCGAATACGATTGGGGGCATCTCTCAGAGCTCTTATTCGTGGTGGCAGCCACAATTGGATAGCACGACGACAACCACATCGCTATCAGCGCTTCAGGTTGTGTGGAATAGCTGCACAATTGGTTCTTGGAGCCCGACGGTTGCTATAACGACCCGATCGATCTTCAATTACTATTATGCACTCCTTCAGCCTCAGCAGAGGTTTCAGGACACGGATTCCGCTCGCGGAGGCTTTCAGTCGCTTCTGTTTAACGGCTTGCCGGTTCTTCCTGACTCTCACTGCCCATCAAGTAACTTTTTCTTCATTAATGAAGATTACGTTCACTTGTTTGCGCATAAGGAAGAGGACATGAGGTTTGAACCGTTTGCAAAACCGATTAACCAAAACGTGAAAGTTGCCAAGATCTACTGGATGGGGGCTTTTGGGACATCCAACATGCGCTTACAGGGCAACCTAAGCGCTCTTGCTGCATAAAGAAAGGAGGGTAATCAGATGGCACTTAATTTTCATGGTCTTCCTGTTGAATTTGAGTCCGTTTCAAACGTAACGCTTTCGCCTTCTGTAGATTTAGGAACAGTGAGAATCGTCAATGGCGAGGAGTATGTTTACGTTTATAACGATAGTAATACGTCAATGCCTGTAGGACTGGGCTGCGTCATGTCTGGAAATACTGGCATGAGCGTTACTATTTCAAGCACCACATTTTTCAATGTGTGTGTTGGATATGTAAAGCATGCGACATTCCCATCACTCACTTACGGGTGGTTACTGACTCGCGGTTTTACAAATATCATTATGGACGCTAATTCAAGCGGCATCGTAGGGGGACCTATTTCGCTTGGTCTTTCTGGAACCGCTTACAGTATTCGTACAGCCAACACTCTTACGACAACCTTTTCGCAGGTTACTTCTGAGTTTGGTTTGATGGTGCACGGGGTTGTGGTTCAAGGAACCGCTTCCGCGGGCACTGCCTACGGCTACGTTCGGTGTTTTGGAAGTTAACTATTTAAAAGTGCGGGCGCCTATGCGTGGGGCTTTAGGCTCAATTGGAATGATAGCCCTTTACAAATATCCAGCCCGCACCTTTTTTTGAATTTTAGGACTTAAAGAAATGGCAAAAGAGAAAAGAAAAATTACATTAGAATTAGATTATCAAAATTCCATTGAGACTCCACCTGCAAGCCCTCAGCAGCTTTATGGAAACGCATGCTCAAGTGACACGATTACTATTGAATCTTGGCGGGGAATTTGGATTGAAAACGTCAAAGCTAATAAGAAGCGCTTTGGAAATTTTAAAGATCATTCTATTGGAAAGCTTTTTGGAATTAATTCTTATAAGCCGGCCATCATTGTCGGTTCAGGACCTTCTTTAGGGTATAATGGGGATAAGCTTAAGGACCGTGGTCCTCTCCTAGCCGTTTCATGCCTTCATAATTATCATTTCTTCGAAGATCGAAATATTCCTATTGATTACTATGTGTCTTTAGATGCTGGAGAAATTGTTTTAGAGGAAATTGCAGAAGGCGGTACTAAGAGCGAAAAAGAATACTGGGATTCAACGAAAGATAAAAAACTCTGCGCTTTCATTGGGTCGTCTCCTAAGCTCTTTGAAAAATGGCAAGGAGAGATCTATCTTTTTAACGCTCCTGTGCCTGATCAAGCTTACATTCAAACGGTAGCAGGACTTGAGGAGTTTAATACCTATGTTAGCAATGGCGGTAATGTCCTTGGGGCTTGCCTTTATATTTCCAAAGGAATCATGGGTTCAAACCCTATTGCGTTTATGGGGGCTGATTTTTCTTTTGGCTATGATAAGCGGTTTCATTCTTGGGATTCAAAATACGATAAAAAACTCGGGAATGTCCTCCGGGGAGTCGATGTGTTTGGCAACAAGGTCCTCACCTGGCCTTCTTATATGAATTTCAAATATTGGTTTGATTATATCGCACTCCAAGTACCAGGACTTTATATCAATTGTACAGAAGGCGGAATGATGGGTGCTTACCCTGAAGGTAACCTCATGGCTATTAAACAAATGGGAATTCAAGACTTCATTGAAATGTATCGAATGCATGAACAATTAAGACCGAGTTGTGAAAATCCTGAAATTCAGGAAAAAAGGATTTTATTCTAAAGGGGGAATTCTATGGCTTTTACAGGAACGTTGATTAGACAAAACGTAGTTGGTGACGAAAGAATGGCTCACTATGACGTGACTGCAGATGCCCTAAGCGGAGCAGTTGCCACAAGCTTAGGCTACATTACAGCTGCTTATATTGGTCCAGTTTCAATGGCTACGGCTGCCATTACGGTTGTTATTAATAAAAATGCAGCAGGATCAGCCGCAAATGGATCGGTTCACCTTTCTGGATGCGTAAACGGGGATCATTTTTATCTTCACGTTTACGGAAGGAGCTAAGGGTTATGGGTTTTGGAACCTACTACGCTTTTACGATGGGAGCAACAAGTTCGAGTGCTTCTGTCAACCTTCAAAGAGCCTTTTATGACCCGATTTATCTTCAAATCCCAACAATGGCATCGGCTTCAGCATTAGATGTTTATGGGAGTATCGATGGCACTAATTACTATCAACTGAGAAAACCTGTTCCCAATACAACGACTGTTCAATCTTGGACTTTTACTGTGGCAGCAAGCGCTGGAGCAAATGGTGGGATAGTGCCTATCCCTGGAGGGCTTAAGTATTACAAGATTATAGCAACAGATTCTGCTCCAACAGCAGCATTAGGTTTTAATATTATTTGTGGAAATGATTAGTAAAGGAAATTTATGGCTAAGAAAGTAACTGTTTTTAATCTCAATACTCACCCGCTTGATGAAATGTTTAAAGGAGAAGAAGTGCATATTGCTCCTCAAGATTATTGGAGAGACAAAAAAGGTAAGATTAAAGAAGTCGATCATTATGAGGCCATTGAGTTTAAAGGCCAGTATCGCCCGATGCCCTTTGACGGCTCAGGAAAGCGTGTAGAGGATTCTAAATTCTTTAAAATGCTAAGAATTGAGCCTGTCGATCAAGAAACTCATGACACAGATGATGATGTTCCAAGCTTTAAGTGTATGGCTAGGGAATGTAGATTTGTTGGTACGACTGAAAAAGAGCTAAGCGCTCATGTACAGGCACGTCATGCAGATGCTGAAACTTTAGTCCTTCCTGATGAGGATAAAGCCATTCGAGTCAGAAAGAAAAGAGCACAGACTGAAACTCAAACGGAGATTCAAGCCTCATGAAGGATAAGTTCGAAAGAATTTATTCAGCTGAAGAGTTAGCTACAGCCATTATTCCAAAAGGCAAATGGACGATTTCTCATTATGGATCAGATGGACAACTTATCACCCAAATCGTGGGAACCAACGTGGTTACCACCAATGGAAAAGACTTCGTCGCAAGCTTTCTGGTTAGTGCCGCCGCCGCAGCCTCTACTTTCACATGTAAGTACGTTGCTGTGGGAACAGGAACCACTCCAGAGACGGCAAGCGACACAGCACTTGTCTCAGAGCTTAATAGGACTACTGCTACGGTGTCTCACAATGGCACGGGCGTTTACCAACTCGTTGCTAGCTTTGCTACGAATTCGGCAACGGGAGCGGTAACTGAGTACGGAATTTTCTCAAGCTCTACTGCTGGAACGATGCTTGCGCGCGACACTGAGAGCGTAATCAATGTTGGAGCAGGCGATACTTTGACGGTCACGGCACAGATCACTTTAAGTTAAGGGAGAAAGGAGGGATGAGTGGCGAGCAAGACAATTACATTAAAGACTCAAATACTAGACACATTTGGCCCTTCTCCCTCTACGAAATGGAACTCCTTCAGGTGGACGGCTTCGGGCGTTGGACCTGGCAACGGGACTTGGGGAATGAAAAGCGCAGCGTGTCAGGCGACGACCTCAATCCAGAAAGCTCTTTTTAGAACGCTCACTCATTCCAGCATGAGTGTTGGGATCTCGTGTCCCGCTTCTTCTATCTTTAAATCTCAAAATAAAGTTCATAAGCACACATTAAATGTCTCTTATGCCAATTCGAATAAGAACCTCACTGACGGTAGAGGCTTTTTTTACGTCTATCCCTCACCGACTATCAATGAAGAAAATCAGCTCTTGCCTTCTTATTCATCAAACGCCGCAGCTAGCGTCTCTTATACCTCAAACGCAGTTTCAACAATCACCTGGAGCTCCCTATGACGCCTACTGAAGTTAATACCGCGGCAAGAGACCTCTATAACGCCACAGGCGATACCTACTTTGCAGACACTCAGCTTTACAATTGGCAATGGCAGGCAAGTCATATCTTAGCAAAAAAGGCTTGGCTCATTGAAAGGACTTATCAGACGACAACCGTCGCAGCGACTCAGGATTATGCTTTTCCGACTAACACGATAGCGATTAAAAGACTTTTAGTGAACGGAAGAAAGCTTAAAAACATTACTCACCGCTATGATGATTCAATTACTTTATCAAATCAACAAGTCACCACTCAGGGATGGCCAATTTATTATACTCTATGGAATTATACAGCGTCTTTACGGCCCATCCCCGATTCTGCTTATACTCTTCTTATTTATTCTTATAATGATGCTCAGCAAATAACTGCCACGTCTTCTCTTGAGATTCCCTCTCTTTTTCACTTTAGTACCGTCTATTACTTACTCATGATGATGGCCGCTAAAGATAAAGCACTTGATCTGATGAGTTTTTGGGATGCTAAATGGCAAGGGGAGATAATGGAAGCCATTAACTATAAGAAAAAGATGAAAAGGGCGGATTCTTTTGCAACAGTACAATCCGAGGACGTACTACCTGTCACTATTGTGGGAGAAGCATGAGTGGGGATCTTGCTATTTATCAAAAGATTTATCCTCCTCAAGAATATTTGACCTTCGATGGCGGTATTGACACCAAGTTTCAAAAAGCTCTCTTACCTGAAAATGAGTCTCCTGATTGTCTTAATGTAGAATTCATCAGTGCTGCAGTAGGCACACGGCAAGGGGGAGTAAAACTCAATACAACAGCAGCTGGAACGAATGCCTTTGATGGCCTTTATACAAGAAGAGCTAGTGACGGGGTCACTGAGCAGATGCTTGCTTTTATTGATGGCCATATGAAGCTTTTAAATACGACAACCTTTGTCACAGTTGCCTCAGCACAAAGTGTTTTTACCATTGGCCAAAGAGTAGGAGCGGATCTTGCTGAAAACTGTATCTTTATTGGAAATGGAGGAGCAGGCGTCACCTCATTTACCGTGAGTGGAGTCAATTACACAAATTACGGTTATAAATATGATGGGACTTATTTCACTTTGCACGGAGTCATTGCGCCCACTCAGACAATGACTGCAGCATCTCAAACGACGGGTTCACTCACTACAAATGGCGTTTATAAATATGCCTATACGAATGTCAATAGCGCGCTTGTTGAAAGTAACTTAAGCCCTGTTACTCAGTTTACGATCAGTGGATCGGCTCTTGGTGTTGTTCTTTCTAATATCGCATCAGGATCAACGGCAAGTATTGGAGTCAGCGCAAGGCGTATTTATAGAACTCTTGCGGGAGGGTCTTCTTTTTTTAGAGTAGCGACCCTCAGTGATGTCTCTACTACAAGCTATACAGACACAACTGCTGATAGTTCTTTAGGATCTCCTGCACCGACAGATAATGGAGTCCCACCTGCCTATAACGCTATTATTTACGTTTCGAATATTCTTTTTTGCAATGACGTGAATAATCCTAACTATGTTTGGTATTCAGTGATTGGCCAACCCTACACTTTTCCTTCGACTAACTTTTTTAAAGTCGGAGATAAAACCTCTGATTTAGTAAAAGGATTCGCGGGATATGATAACTATGTTGTTATTTTTTGCGAGAGCTCTACTTTTATTAACTACATGCCAAATCCAGCGGATGCTACGACCTGGAGGCAAATTAGGCTTAACTCTCCTTTTGGTTCAAAATCTCCTTACTGCGTTTTGAAATGTAACGTTCAAAATCAGGACATGCTCTTACATGCAGCAACTTTGCAGCGCCAGTTTATGGGCTTTGCAGCAATTACTGGAGCAACTCTTGATCCAGGAGTAAGTTTACAACCTGTTACTGCAGCAGGAAGCGATTTACAATCTCAGCAGATTGAGCCTGACATGCTTCAAGTACAATCAGCTTACTTAGGAAATATTTCAGGCATTGTTTATAAAAATAGAGCTTTTATCTCCTTGACCTACGGATCAGGGGCAACAACTAACAATAGAATTTATGTATGGGATTTTTCTTGGACTAATTTAAGAAAGCAGCAACTTGCTTCTTGGGTGCCCTGGACTGGGACGCCTATGAATATTGCCCAATTTTGTATTTATGGGGGAAAACTCTATGGAGCCTCTTCTGGCAACAATGGTTTTGTTTATCAGCTTGGAGATACTGGCGTTTATAATGACGATGGTGCTGCGATTAATTCTTATTGGTGGTCAAAAGAGTATCCAGGGTTTGAAGAAGATACCTCTTTTACAAAAGACTTTAGATATTTAAATATTCTTTATGACAACGCCGGCGCCTATTACATGAATCTTTTATTTAGAACCGATTCAGACTTGGGGTCGGGAAATCCTATTACGATTAACTTAACGAGTGGGGCAACGGTTTGGGGTTCAACTATGATTTGGGGCACAAGTACTTGGGGTGGAGGAGTGAGCCAAACGGATGGGAGAATCTTTTTAGGCGGAATTAGAGGCAAAAGGCTTCAGTTTAGATTTGATAACCAAAACACAATTAATCAGCGCTTTAGAGTCATGCGAGGAAATTTCGCTTATAATATTCGGGGGTATCGTTAAATGATCTACACTGCGAATGGCTATCTTTATCAGGGGGCGGGGGGTCCTGCAGGTCAAGGCATTTTTAATCCTGGGCCGATTGCAGTGAGTAATGGCCAGGGAGGATGGAATCCATTAACTGCTGATCAAGCTAAGAACGTAAACTCGGTCGGAGGCTTTGGTTCCACTCCTTTAGCTCAGGCTGTCAGAGGCGCTCCTGATCCTTTTTCGGGCTCAGGAAATTTTTCAGGCTTACAAGGTCTTTTAAGCAATATGCCCACCTTTAAGCCAATTACTGCGCCGGGAGCAGTTGCCGTTCCAGATGCTTACAAAGCTAAGGATATGTCAAATGTTGACCTTCCTCAGTATGATGCAATGCGAACTAGGCTCAATACTCAGTACAGCCAGACTCAAGCACAAGCTCAGGATGCTTTAGATAGACAGTTTGCTGCCATGGGAGGAGGTCCTGGAAGCGGAGTCCAGGCCAAACAGACTGAAAATTTAGCAGGCAAGATTGCTGAACAAAAAGGGCAGGATTTAGAAGCAATCAATGCCCAAGAGGCAGCCCAAAGAACTCAGCTTCAGCAACTTGAGGCTCAAAAAGAATTTCAAAGTGGAGAGGCTCAAAAAGGATATCAATTTCAAGCAGCTGAAACCCAAGCGCAGCAAAGCTTGCAAACTCAAATGTTTAATCAGCAGATGCAACAAGACATGGCTAGATTTGGATTTCAAGCAGGTTCTACGATTGCTAGCTTACAGGCAAATTATAATCAGCAAAAAATGGATCAATTTAACTCTGCATTCAATGCGGCTATGGAAGAGCAGAAAAATGGAAGCTCTGTGCCTATTAGCCAGCTGATGCAACAGTTTTTAGAAACAGGCCAGGGTGGTGGGTTTTACGGGTAAAAAGGGGGATTTATGGCAGTAGGAATCAACGTTGATCCGGATCAGCAAACAAATAATAGGGGCCTCTTAGGCGCTTTAGGAACTCTTTTTGGAGCAGGAGCTGGAGCTTTAGTACCTGGAGCAGGATTTGCCACAATTGCAGCAGGAGCAGGCATTGGAGGCGGTGCCGGCAATACCGTAGGT